CCAGGTCGTGACGGAAGGCGTCGCCCGCCCCGACGCTGCTTAGTAGCTAAGGCCCACCGAAGGCGTGCACGTAGCGATCGATTCGCCGTAGCACGCAGCTGCACGTCTTCGTCTCACCGTCGACACGAGAGAAGCCGCTGCCCCAGCACTCCTGGCAGGAGCCCTTCGGCTTCACGGCGTGGACGCCGGGAGCGTGTCGGTGGTTGATGAGGGCGATGACGTAGCCCGCGCGAGGTGATTCTCCATCGGGGAGGGGGTATACAAGGGGTGTGTTATTATCCCCGCCAGCCATGCCTGGCAGAATATCACTCGTAGGGCTTACGAGTCAATGGCGACTTTGCCGTCGATGGCATAATCGAGCAGGTGGCGGGAGAGGCCGAACTGCCGCATGGAGCGTCGAGCGTTGGTGTTGGCGATCCCCAGAATCCTCGCAGCTCGGGCCATCACGCCGGAGCCGGCACGCCAGGCGTCCAGCCACAGCTGCCTTCCCTCCTTGAGCCATGCCATCTTGCAGCGAAACGAGAGCTGGCTCTCCCCGTCCACGGGACCCTGCTTGAGCAGGTGTGACACCAGGTCAGCCCTGACTTCGACGCGTGCCGTCCGGCACGACTGCCCGTCCGGACCGATCTTTGCCACCTTCGGTCTACCTGTGCTCTGTTCCTTTGCTCCCATTATCACTGCCTTTCTTGTTGAAAACGCTTGATCTGATTACTTTAGTGTGATACCTATTTTTTTATTTGTCAAGCTTGACTATCAGTAGCCAATTGCTGTAGCGTAGATGTGTTTCCTTCAGTTGACACATGTAATCTCAAGTGCTACCGTGCCGTCTAGCAGTAGGAGGATTCCCATGCCGAACAAAGAGAAGCCCCTTGGTATGACGTTGGAGCTCTTGAAGCGCGACAGGGCGAATCTGAATGAGGTTTTGAGGCATTCGAGCTCCAGGCGGAAAGCGCCTGTGATCCGCAGTGTTCTCCAGAAGTACGCCTATCTACTCAAACAACAGGACGTCGCTCAGCAGCGCGGCCGGCGGCTCAGTCTCGTCGAGATCGACGACGGCGGCAGTCAGCATACCGTCATCGAACACCTAGAGCTCGACCTCTAAAAAGGTATCTTGCTAATATCTCAGCTATTGTGGGGGAGTGTAACCCTATATCCTCCCTCCTACCGGGTGGAACCAAATGGGCGTTATACTTGCAGCAATTCTGTTTTTAGCTCCGCAACTTACGAAGTCTGAAGCACGCTTCTACGCCAAGCTAGTCCACTACGAGGCCACCGAGGCAGCCATTCCCCCGCTGCTCGTCGTGGCGATCGTTCAGATGGAGAGCGGCTGGAATCACAAGGCGAAGGGACGTACGGCCGACTACGGGCTCGCTCAGGTGCATGTATCGAAAAACCAGTATCCTGAGCTTCTCGGCCACGAATACCTGCTCTACGATCCCGTCATCAACCTCCACCTCGGTGTACGCCTCATGCGCTACTGGCGCGATTGGCACGATGGGCACTGCTACCCAGCACACATACACCCCTGGTGGTCTCATATGAAATGGGGGCACCGCGTCAAAGACGGCGGCAGGAGCGCCCGCGAGCGCGCCGGCAAGCTCTACCTCAAACTCCTGACTCGCTTCACCCCGAAAGCTTAGGCTGCGTGGCGGGCCTGCAGTCGTGCCCTGGCGTGGCTCTGGATGTATTTCGACAGCGGGTGCAGTACCCGCAGCTGTGGGGCCGATTCCGGCAGCCGTCGCAAAGTTTGAACATGGAGGTCCAAATCTTTGCTAACCTGCTTGATGTCGAGTTCTAATTCCTGTAGACAGAGGTGCAGGTAGCGGGCGATGCGGTTTCTCTGTACGGCCTCAGGGTTCGATCGCATGGCCAGATAATGGCGCAAAGCCGGGGAAAAATCTAGGATGAACTCATGCCAGTCGAAGACAACCTGACGAGAGGCGACCGGTCTCCGGCAGCTGTCGGCGGTCCTGGGGGCATTGCTGTAGACCTGACAAGCATTTCCTCGGTTACCCCCGCAGGTTGGCGGCAGGACGTTGACAAAGAGGTGCAGCAGCGCCAAGGGATCCCTGGCCCCGGTGACAGCCCTGCCCAGGTGACCAACTTCTTGGGCGGCGCCGAGGAGGTGCTCGAGCCGCTTGAGAAGGCCAACGAAGCCTACCGTGCCTACCGCCTGACCCCGTTCCTCGAGACCATCATCCAGGCGTACGTGGTCAACGTCTACGGCGCCGCTTTCTGTTTCAAGGCGATTCTCAACGTCGAGGACCGTAAGGACCGCAAGAAGCTCAAAGAGATTCTCGAGTACGAGCGAGCCAACGGCGACCTCGACGCGGACGTTGAAGTCACCGACGACGAGCTGCAGAAGGCCGTCGACTGGTACAAGCGCAGGGTGAGCAGAGAGCAGATTTTTCTCGATGCCTGGTTCCGTCAGGCTTGCACCGACATGACCTACCAGGTCCTGCGCATCATGGCAGGGCAAGACCGCCATATCCATGGCAACTTCTACTGGGAAATCGTACGCGACGACACGGGCAAGCCCAAGCACTTGATCCACGCGCCCGCTTGGAGCATCAAGGCTAAGAAGCTCTCGCCTTTCTTCTTCGCCAAGACTCTGGTCAGGGACACCGCCATCGGCGCGTGGCGTGAGGCAGCGCAGCCGAAGCGCTTCCGCAGCTACGTGCAGCTCGATCGCAATAACTGCATCGTCGCTCGCTACAAGGAGTTCGGCGACCCGCGGGTGATGTCCCGCACGACGGGCAAATACTACGACACCATCGACGATATGAATAAGGAGGAGGTCAAGGAGACCACCGACTCCGAGGGCAATGTTCATGTGGTCTATCCATACGCGGCGACGGAACTGCTCCACTTCAAGATTCCCTACGCCGGCAGTTCGGCCTATGGCAAACCACGGTGGAGCTCGGTCTACCCGGACCTGGTGGGCATGCGAGACCTCGCGGAGCACAACCGGCGCATCGTCACCGACTCGGAGATTCCGAACATCCTGATGATGCTGGCTGGTGCCAAGGTAGATAAGGAGAGCGAAGAGCGAGTTCGTCAGCAAATCGAGGAGCGGGGCGACGGTCCGAAGGGCATCATGATCCTTCAGGCGTACTCACAGCAGCAAGCCCCCACCGGCCCGACGCAGCACGCCCAAGTAGAGGTGGTGAAGCTGCGCGATGCCATGCACCAGGACGGCCTGGGTCAGAAGTACAACCAGGGCGCCTACAAGCGGACCCACATCTCGTATCGTATCCCCAGGGTAATGCTGGGCGACGACGAGGGCATCAATCGCTCGGCCGCCTTCGGCATGTTCCGTTTGGCCGAGGATCAGGTGTGGGACCCGGAACGCGACGAGTTCGACGACCCGATCAACGAGAAGCTCCTGCCTCAGCTCAACATTCGGACTGTCAGGTACATGACGCTGGGCCGGACACCAAAGGACCCGGAGCTGCTGAGCAAGATCATCGTTCAGCTCGCCGACGCTGGTGTGCTGACTCCCGACGAGGGGCGTGACCTCGCGGAGCAGATTTTCAATCGCGACTTCCGTGACCTCGACGGGCTGTGGTCGAGGATTCCACGGACGATTCTCAACGCCATTCTGCAGACAAAGAACCAGGTCACCGCTGCGGCGGTGCTGACAGGCGAGGATGAGAAGGTGGACATGCTCCAACGCCTGCGGGACGCAGTCCTGGGAGATCTGCAGAGTGCCGGTCTCAACGTTCAAAGAGGGCAGAAAGATGACGACGACCAACCTCACCCCCCAGCAGATAGCGAACCGGGCGGGGGCCCAGGAGGCAGCGAATCTAGCGAATGAGGGCAAGGCCCGCTGTCGGTATTGTAAAAAGGTAGTTCCCCTCGGTGAAACTGTCGCCGTCTTTTTCAGAGGCAACCTGCTGTTCTGTGCCTGTCCGGAGTGCTTCGAAAAGTCTCCCATCGTGCTCAAGCGTGAAATCTACAAGGGGAAAAAGTGTGTCTACGCTGGCCCCTTGCGAGAGGAAGACAGGCCCAGCGACCTCGTGGTCTGCAGCAGCATGCGACAGGTCGATCAGGTGGCCAAAGCGGTCGTCAAACCAAGGAAGGTGCTTTGATGTCACTCATCATTCCGGGCAAGACAATGCCCCCGGGGCAGAAGCTGGAGGTCTCCTGGGACGTCGAGGACTACCACCCCGAGCTGGTGGAGGACTTGCGCATCAACCAAAAGGTGATCCCTATCTACATCGCTCAGGTCATCAAGGCGGTGCAGAACAGCTGCAACCACCCCGACACCAAACCAAGAATCGTCACCAAGCAGCTGATCAAAGAGCGCATCGACCTGTGCCACAACCTGCTCATGATGATGCGCCAAGAGATGTACTGGGCGCTCCGGCGCTGCTGCGAAGCGCTGCCGGAGACGCTCATCGAGGTCCTGCGGCAGGGGCGCAAAGAGGAAGATGTTGTAAAGGACAAGGATGATAGGCCAACATGGGTCAGAGAAAACCCCGAGCCCCGGGAAGCCTACATCGTGGATGAGGTCGCTGACCCCAAAGAGGGCGAGGTCTTGATCCCCAAGGAGGTTGAAGATGCCTTTGAAAAGGACAACGGCTGACTGGATAGCCCTCTGGCGCGACAACCGCTACTGGTGGGGTCGCGAGGAGCTCGCTCGCTACCACAACGAGCTGCACATGCAGTTCGGTTCCGAGCCCAACGACGCCATCATCGAAGTCGAGCAAGAGATGTCGATGTCGATGCGTAGCTCGGGGCTCGAGCACCGGCACAGTGACACCCTCGCCGAGGCCGCGGGCACCGTGGTCGACGAGCAGGTCGATCCCAGCATCCCCGAGGTGCAAGCGTACCTGGCCAGCATGGTGCTCGACAGCCGCGCGATCGAGTTCGTGCAGGACTCGGACGGCGGCCCGATCGCTGTCGTCATCCGTGGCGGAATCCTCAAGGGCATGGAGAGCCAGCTCGTCAAGGCGATCAATCGCCAGCTGCCGCCAGGCATCGAAATCAAGATGCTCAGCAAAAACGCCAAGGGCTCCTTCGCCGTGGCCACAGCAGCCTACCGGCTCGAGCTCGGGCGGGAGTTCTACTCCGAGCCCATCATCACCACCTGGGACGTGATGGTCGCCCACCTGCGGACGAGTGCCGCCGCAGCTTCGAGCGTCTTCAAGGAGGACCAGGACCCCTCCGTGCCGTTCCGCGTCATCAAGCAAGCCGAGGAAGAGGCCGAGCACGAGCGCATCGTGACCGGCGTGGTGCTGCAGCCAGAAGTCATTGACAAGACGGACAAAAATCCCGATGGCAGCGACACCGGCGCGGTGGGGGACATCTACTCGGAAGAGGAGATTCTCAAGGCCATGTACTGGTGGATGGAAAACGCCGACATGACCTTCTCGTATGAGCACATCGCTCTGGGCGGCCAGATGTTGATGAAGGAAGAAGTCAAGGTTCTCGAGAACTTCCGGGTCCGCAAGTCCTACAAGGAGGGCGATCAAGACATCCCCAAGGGCTCCTGGGTGATGACGGTCCGCGTCAACAACGACGCGTTGTGGGACGCGATCCTCAAAGGCGATATCAAATCCTGGTCCATCGGGGCCCACGCCCTGGGACAAATCGAGGAGATAGAGGAAGCCGCCTAGCTCCTCCTTCCCACCGTTGAAAAAGTTGCTGGTTTCCGTACTCCCGGTGCAAGCTGCTGATAGATGGCAAGCAAGCGCAAGCGGAAGCGGAAGACAAAGGTCCGGAGGTTGTACAAGATGCAGCCCTTCGAGACCGCTTTCGTCAGCTATGGGGCCAACGATCGGCCCTTTGCCGTGGTCAAGGAGGCGAGCATCATGAAGATCGACGCCAAGGCGTTTCTGGAGGGCCTCGGAGCTCTCAACAAGGTCGGCGACGTGCTCAAGAAGGGCCAGCTCTCCGAGGAGGCGCAGAAGGAGGTGGCGGGACAGATCGGGGGTGCGCTGGATATCCTGGCCAAGGCCGGGGCCCTCGAGGCGCTGGACAACAAGCCGGTCGACAAGACCAAGCTCCAGAAGGCGCTGGAGGTGGTCTACGGCAAGGTGGACAGCCTGGCCTTGAGCCTGCAGGCCGTCGACCTGAACCTGGCCGACTACGCCTCAGCCCTCAAGGAGGACATGCAGGCGGCGGTCGAGGAGGCTCAGGACGTGCCACCGCCACCGCCTCCGGCCGAGACGCCCCCCGCGGAAACGGCGCCTCCGGCGCCCGCTCCGGCGGCCACGGCGCCACCGGCGACCGAGACGCCCCCGGCGGAGACTCAGCCGGAGACTCCGCCGCAGGAGCCGCCGGCCGGAGATCCTCCGAAGCCCGAGGAGGTCACCACGGAGACGGGGGCCGCCGCGCCGGAGGAAGCCGACACCGACCCGGGCACGCCCCAGGAGCCGGACGCGGACGATGGCTCCGAGGACGACGATGTCGTCACCAAGGCGGACCTGGAGTCCTTCGGCAAGGGCCTGCTGGAGCAGTTCATGGGCACGGTCCAGGAGACGGTGCAGACCACGGTGCAGAAGACCGTGTCGGCTCTGCCCGCCAGCCAGCCGGCGGACAACCTGGAGAACCGGCCCCAGCAGCAAGAGGCGGCCTTCAACCCCGATATCGGGATGGAGTCTCTGGACTTCGGCAGCACCCGGGATCTTAGCAAGCTGAAGCTGCCGGGAGACGCCTAAGCGCGCCGGTAGACCGGGAACGAACGTGAAACAGCCCCACACGGGGCGTGAGATGGAGGAACTGAGATGCAGGAAAACCACGAGCTGATGCCGGTCTACGTGCAGAAGGCGGACATGGCTGTCAGCCAGTTGACGGCCGGTGGCAAGCTGGTCCGGGAACAGCTGAACAACTTCCTGTTGGTCGCCATCAAGAAGTCGGTGATGCTGGCCCAGGTCCGTCGCGCCGTGATGGGCAGGGACGAGCGTGAGATCCCGAAGATGACCACCTTCGGCAGCCGGGTCTGGTACCCGGCGACGGAGATGGAGGAGCTGCCTCTCGCGCAGCGTGTGCGGCCGGGGTTCGACAAGGTCACGATCACCACCACGGAGATCATGAGCCAGGTCAACTTCCCCCGGTACTTCCTCAAGGCGCAGGTCGAGGGCGCGGCGTTCCGCAACACCCTCATCGCCTACCTGGGGCTGCACTCCGCGCGGGACTTCGACGACCTGATCATCAACGGCGACACCGGGTCCACGGACGTGTTCCTGGCGCTGTTCAACGGCATGATCGCCGACGCCACCACCAACGTCTACCCCGCGGGCACCGTGAGCCTCAGCGGCGACGTGCTGGATGCCACCATCCAGACGATGCCGGAGGAGTACGAGGACCAGCCGAACCTGACCTTCTACACCAACCGCGGCGCGCGGGCGGCGTATCGGAAGGAGCTCGGCACCCGCATCGGCGGTCTCGGCGACGAGAACGTGGTGAGCTCCTCCCGGATCCAGTACGACGACGTCACCGTCATGAAGGTGCCGATGTTCCCGACCACCCTGGGTGGCGGCAGCAACGAGACGGTGGTGATGTTCCTGGACGCGAAGCAGTTCATCTTCGCGATCGAGGAGGACGTGGAGCTCGACACCGACTACCACAAGGCGGCTCGGATGTGGAGCATCATCATGACCGCCCGCGTGGGTCAGAAGTACGAGCACGAGCCGGCGGTCGTAAAGACCACCGGGGTTCTGGCGGCAGCATAAGCAGTCGACCTGAGCTGAGCTGAAGCATCGAGACCGGCGGCCCACGGGCCGCCGAGGAGGACAAAGAGATGACGATCGCGAACATGGCTCTCGCGGGCAACCAGGGCATGCACAGCAGCTCTCGGCCGCAGTTCACCTACCGCGTCAATTTCGACCTGACCGCCAGCTACGTGGCAGGGGGCTACGCCGACTTCGCGGCGTCGGTGGCGGAAGCCATCGGCGCAGGGAAGACGATCATCGACATCCGCCAGTCCAACGAGTGCGGCGGGTACTGGTTGATCTACGATCGGGTCAACGACAAGCTCATGGTCTATCGGTTCCCGACCTCGGCCGGGCCGGCGACGGAGTTCCCCGCGGGCGCGCTCGCGGTGACCGACTGCGAGATGACCGTCGAGGCCACCTAAGAAGTACCTTCGCCTGCGCAGCATGCGCTGCGCAGGCGCTGTATCAGTTCAACGTTCAAGGAGAAGACCATGCCTACCGACGCCCCCGAAGGGGGAACCCCCAGTCCGGATGATGGAACAGCCAAACCGGAGGAAAGCTCCGCCGAGGCCAGGGTGATGGTCTCGGTGCCCGAGGACATGCTGGCGCAGCTGATGCGGGCCAACGCCGAGACAGTGGAGGCTCTACGGGCGGTGCGTGAGGAGTCCAAGGCTCAGATGCTGGAGATGGCTGACGAGTTGGCCACTCTGCGCCGAGATCTGGCCATAGCCAAGCCCAACGTAGGCCCAGACCTAGGCGAGCTCGACGAGACGAAGATGTACATCCGTCTCAAGCCTTACAACAAGCGGCTCGGTCATCTGCGCAAGCGGACCTACTTACCGGAGCTGAAGTGCGTGGTCATTGGTGGGACGGGCGCTCCTGGCGACATTCCGCAGTGGCACGAGGTGGACGAGGGCGTGGCGGCGGCGATCAAGAGCAAGTACCGTCAAGACGACAACAACTCGCAGAGCCCACCGCTTTGCGACGTGGTGACGGCTGAGGAGAGGGTGGAGATCGACAAGGCTGAGGAGATGTGGCGGCGGACCAGGATTGGGATCTCCGGGCAGCCCGACATCATCCAGCGACAGACGGAGGCACAGACCCGGGCCCAGACCAGGGCGGACACGGTACGGTCGATGCCTCGGCCGATGGAGCAGCCACGGGAGGAGCCCCCGGCACTGGTGGCGGGCGCGGAGGAGTTCAAGCCCCAACAGCCACCGAAGCGGGTGCACAACGCAGGGCGTGGAGCAGCCTTGGACAGCCTGCCTGACGAGAGATTCCCCAGTCCTGACGCGCCGTTGCCGGATGGGATGGACAAGGCAATCGAGCTTGCCGAGGCCAATCCGATGGACCGAGGCCGGGTTGGCGGCTAAGTGAAGCGAGGACGCGCCACGCGGCCGGGGCCTGGTCCTGGCAAGGTTGAGGCCCCGGGGTCGAGCATCCTGTGGGACAACGGCGACGGCACGTTCACTGCTCGGGACTTGGACCTGGGCATCTTCATCTACATGAGGGCTCTCGACGACCAAAGCCTAGATATCAGGGTGATAGACGCGGTGAAGCTTGGGCCTGCTCAGCACGACGTGATATTCTACGGGGAGTACGCGACGGCGCGCAGGCTGGAGCTGGAGTTCGTCAACGGCTACGCTGTACCGTGCATCAAATGGTGTGCAGCCCAGCGAAACCTGAAGCGTCTCATCAGGAGGTTCGTCGATGAAAGGGCTGGTCAGGGGAGAAGAGAGCAACGCCGCTAACCCGGTCCTGCAGCTGTACGTGCGTTCTGGGCAGTTTCTACAGGACTTTGACGCGGGCACCTACAAGGTCGAGGACATCCGTTTGCCCACGGGCACGCCCACCGAGGTGGTGTCGGAGGCTTCATTCGATTCGAGCCACAAGTTGGGCACGGGCCGGTATTTCATTCCGACGGGGGACACGAGCAGTTGGGGGATCGGGACCTATCGGGTGGTCTGTTGCTACCAGCTGACCTCTGGCGGGCCGACGCTCACGCAGTCGATCGAGTTTGAGGTGTTGGACAGCGGTGATTGGGTCACTGGGATAAACTTCGTAACCTACGCATCTACAAGGAGATTAATTGGCGACGAGTATATTGGCCCTACAGCTAGTCTACAGAAAATCCACAGAGCGATCGACAAGATCTCGAGGCAAATCGAGTCGTGGACCCACCGGTGGTTCGAGCCTAGGTACTTGATATTCCGCATGGATGGCGTCTCTGGCATGCGGCTTTTCTTTCAGGAAGCCATTATTGCGCTCGCGCAGGTGCAGGCGGTGTGGACGAACTCGGACAACACAGAGGAGACCTACGACTACGACAACTACATCTTCGACGTCTACAACCGGCATCTGAGCAGCCCGCACTTGGACGATAGGGGAAACCCGAAGATCGTGCGGACCGACGGCTTGGGCTGGCCCGACGGTGAGAAGAGCATCAAGGTGACGGGCGTTTTCGGCTACACGGACGCAATCCAAGATCCACACGGTCTCGACGGTGGCCTCGGCGTCACGCCTCAGGACTTGGCCAGCGTCGTGGGAACGCTGCTGACACGGCAGCTTTCAGATCCAGCGATGGCCAATCCCCTCGCTCAGTACCCTGGGCTCATCAAGAACATGAAGACCCGGGACCAGTCGGTGGGCTTCTTCGGTGCCACAGGCTCGACGAGACCTATCCGCTCCGAGCCGTCAGGAGACCCTTTCGTCGACGCCATCCTGGCTCGCTACAGCCCACCGATGACGGTGAGCTACACCAACAAGCACACCATCATTGAGCCGACCTACGACGAGTTCTCACGATGACTCTACCAGGTGTAAGCGTTCCACTTCTGTGGCCCATCGACGTGGTCATCTACCGCCTCGACATCCAGGCGACGTGGGCCGAAGATCCCCCTGGGGCAGCCCACGACAAGGGCTACGACCCTATCCTCGGCGAGCCCGTCATCTCTCGAGGAGACGCCGCCAGCCGTCCCAGGACCGTTCCCAGGAAGGAGCACCCTCCGATACGCGTCCCTTGTCAGAAGGAGACCGTCAAGGACGAGGAGCTCAACATGGCAACGACGGGCGACGACCCTCTGAGCACCATCCGTTTCGTCGCCCACCGTGCGGACCTGGAGCGCCTCGGCCTGCTTGACCCGACCACGCGCAACTGCGTGCTGAAAAAGGGCGACCGCATCTCGCACCTCGAGCGCAAAGGCACAGGTGTGATGGTCAAGCAGTACCAGAAGCCGCTTTACGTCTACCGCGTCGACGACGGCAGCGACGGCTTCGGCTTCGACAACTACGACCTCCACATCATCTGGACCTGGCACCGCCCCGATTCTGCTGAGGGCACCTAGTGGCCAAGCCTCTCCTGTACGCTGAGGGGTTCAAGAACTTCGAGCGTTACATCCGAGCGCTCCGTCGAGGAAACCTCAAGCGCATCGGCAATCTGACGGCGGCGAACATCGCCCACAAGATTGCGGACATGGTTCGCGCTCGCTACGAGCAGATAGCCAAGCAGAGCGGGACCACGCAGGAGTGGGCCAAGCGCGCGACCGCCGTCGGTAAAGAGCGCGGGATGGAGCGCCCGGCGCGGCTTCCGCAGCCCGCGGGTTGGGGTGTCATCGACCAGTTGGCCAAGCTGGTGGAGGTTGCTCCCGTCGGTGGCGGCCGGTATTTGGTCAGGGTGGCTCCTGGCCAGACGTTTGCCTATCACGCCGAGCGGGGCCCCATCTCGCATCTGATGTCGGACTGGATCGAGAACCCGAGGCCGATGGTGATGGCGGACACGCACCGGGCGCGCGTCTACAGGATCATGATGCAGGAGGGCAGAGGCGGCTACGGCACACGCAAACGCGCGCCCAACCAGCCCAACTTCCCGACGGGGGAAGGCCACGTCTACATCCCGCCGGAGCGCCCTGTTTGGCAGAAAGTCGGCGAGGACCTGATGCGGCCTCAGACGGCGATTCTCTATACCAGGGAGATGATGGTGATGATGCGGACGATGGCGAGACGGTTCGGGGCTAGGTAGCGAACTCAACCCCAGCGATCGTCGTCCCGTCCCTCCTCGGTGGTGAGGTCTTTCTGGTTGAGCAGAAGGTACTTGTCGGCCTTCTTGGCGAGCTCCTGCGGCGAGACTTTCACGCCCTTCGACTGCAGCCACGTCGTCAGCAGAGCCAGTGCCAGGCCACCTGCTTCCATCAATAGCTTCGCGCCCATGTCAGCCTTCTCCTTGCTTGAGGTCCTCGAACTTCTCCATACCGCCCCACAGCTTGAGCGTGACGCGATGCTGCCCATTGGGCTCTTGGGGGGCGAGCTTCAAGCCGCTAGGCTTGCCGAGGTCCCATCCGTATTCATTGAGGGCCTCACAGTGGTCGAAGCGGTACACCGAAACCTCGTCGGAAGACCCGTCCTCATACTCCTCGATGACGATCACCCGGTACTTCTTGACCTTCTTCTCGCCCATGTCAGCCCCCATCCGTTGGTTGAGAAGTTGGCCTACTGCTGGGCTCCATCGGTTCGATCGGCACCGACGGTGGGACCTTATCCGGCTTGATACCCAGAGGCTCGAGGAAGCCGGCTTGCTGCAACGCCTTCTTCAGCTCACCGACGGCGGACATCACCGACGCGAACATGGCCTCAGCCTTCGCTTGGTCCTTGATGATGAGGTAGTAGACGCCTATCTTCACGCCGATGTGCACCGCGTTGGCTGTCTTGATTACTACCCTACGGGCCTTCTTGCAGGCCACCTCCCCCTTGCACTTGTGCCGTTCCTTGATGTTCAGGCCCTCAGCTCTGCATTTGTCGATGGCGTTGTCGCACCAGGTGCGGAACAGCGGCATCGAGTTATGCGAGGCTGAGCGAGCGAACTCGTTTGCGATATTGAACTTCTGCGTCAGCGTCGTGCCGCAGCCGAGGAGCAGCAGGAACATGGTGCAGACCAAGAGGAGGAGCACCAGGAAGCGCAGCCAGAGCAGGCGAATCACTGGTCACCTCCTTCTTCCGCCGGGGGCTCTGCCGGAGGTGCTTCTTCCGTTGGCTTGCTGACGCCGGCCAGGTAGCTCTTCTTGTCCAGCACTCCTTTGGTCTTGGCCACGCCGAAGCCACCGAGGAAGCCGGCAGCGGTCAAGAGAACGTCCTTGCCCAACACACCTTCGACCTTCAGGACGGCCATCACCGTGCCGGCGATGAGGATGGCCAAAGCGAGCCAGAACCTAGATGATCTGAGGACTTCCATTTTCTGAACCTCCAAGGTCATAGGGGAGGGTGGATACACCCCCCCTGTTGCGCGCGACGATACTCAACTGAGCTGGGGGAGTCAACCCTTTTCTGCATCGGAGAGAAACGAAGTATACTCGAGGGCGATGGCAATTCCGACAATCACACAGGTGGACCCTGTGGAGGGCCCGGCTTCGGGCTACAACATCATCGAGGTCACGGGGACCAACTTCCGCATTCCGACCGTGGTGCCCGCGGTGCCGACCGAGGATGCCGTGCCCACCGTGAAGGTCCTGGTGGGCACTCAGGAGGCTCTGGCTGTACGGGTGCTGTCCAGCACCCTCATCCACGCTGTAGTGCCGCCTGACAACCGCTCAGCGGCTACAGCGTCCGTTGCCAAGGACGTCTCGGTGCAGAACATCGATGACGACGGCAACGACATCAGCGGCGAGCTCGCGACGGAATCCTCGACCTACACCTATAAGCCCTGGAAACTAGGGCCGGACCGTAAAGACCCTCCGATGCTCAAGGTCACCCTCGAGATGATCGAACGCCTCAAGCGGGAGGTGACCAAGACGACAAGTGTGCATACCCACGTGGATTTTGCCGACGAGGGCGGAGGCACCCTCACGCAACTGTCGACCATTCCGTGTCTCGGCTTGAAGCTGAGCTTCCCTCGGGATGTGGAGTTCGCGCAGTGGGACAACGGCTTCGAGGAGGTGGCGGACCCCTCAGATCCCGACCGTGTGCTGCTCTTTCGAGGGCAACGTACCCATATGATTGTCGCAGCTGTGACAGCTGTCGGCGAGGGGCTGCGCGAGACGATGTTTCTTCTGGATGGGGTGATGGACTCCATCATGGACAACCCCTACGTCGAGGTCAGCGCGGACGAGGACCTTTATCCTGGCTCGCAGGACCAGTATCTGTTCGAAATCAGTGGCTATCCTGTTCAGGGTGGCAACCAGGGCAACGGGAAGCTGGTGGTATGTTCGATGCAGATCCGTGTGCGCGGTATCCGACACATCAGCGACTACCCCACCAAGGTGGTCTGGAAGATGGCTGAAGCCTACCTAACCGAAACCAATATGGAAGGCGAGAACATCCAGGAGGTCCAGCTCGTCTAGCGTAATTTTTGCGCTTTCCCGCCCGGGGACCTAGCATGGAATCGACATCAACAGGAGGTCTCAATGGCCGATAGCAAGGAGCGCCAGGTCGTCCTGAAGAACCTGGGGTCGATTCCCTTCCAGGCAGATCTCTATCACCACCTGGTTTGCGCCAGGCGGAGTAGGTGCACCTGCAAGGTCGACTATCCGCACGGCCCTAAGGGGAAGCCTCGGCACTTGCCGGCCAGCTTCCGAATCGAACCGGGCAAAGAGTCGAAGCCACTTCCTCTGGACGTGCTTCGTATCCCCCAGGTCAAAACCGCCCAAAAGCGGGGAACCCTCAAGCTACTGAGTGACAAGGCTCAGGTGGAGAAGATCTGATGGGCACGGGACGTTCAAGGATCGACCAGAAGAGCAAGAGCCCCTCGGGGCGGCAGTTGCCGTCGCTATCCTACGACGTGATGTGCATGCCGGCCGTCACGGACTGGGGTCCCCTCGGCGCGACCGTGGTGACGAGCTTCGACGACTTCAAGGAGAAGTTCGGCGGGTTCCTCGCGAGCTACTACGGCGCGGTGCACGTCAAGAGGTTCTTCGACCTCGGGGGGCGCCGGTGCATCATCAGCCGCATCATGCACTGGGATGCCAACGGCGACCCGGAGACGGGGGCCAAGGCGTCGGCGACGGCGCAGACCGGCGCCGGCTCGCCTACCTATGGTAGCGTGACCGGCACCGAGACCGCGCCTTTCAACTTGGCCGCGGGCGATACCGTCGTGGTCAGCGTTCAGGGCGACCCGGACCAGACAGCGACTCTCGCCGCGACCAGGGCATCGGTCGTCACCGGCATCGGTGAGGTTTATGCCCTGTGGGACACGGCGACCATCCAGATCGCCATCGACGGTGGTGTGACCCAGATCATCACCTTCAACACGGCGGACTTCGCGGACATCACGCAGGCGACCGCGGAGGAGGTGGCGAACGCCATCAACCTCCAGCTCGTCGGTGGAACCGCGGTGGTCACCGATTCGGGGACGACGGTCACCGTCTACTCGGACACCTACGGGACCGACTCGTCGGTCAACGTAGTGGAGGTGGGCGGCGGCATGTACGGCACCGACGCGAATTCGGTACTCACCTTCCCGACCGCCACGGCGAGCGGGACGGGTGATGTGCCGAATGCGGCCTCGGTGACCGTGAGCGATCTGGAGACCTGGCTCGAGGGCGCCCTGACGGGCATCGCCGTCGAGGCTTCGGGTTCCAATGCGCTCATCCGGACCACCACGGCAGGCGCCAGCGGTTCCATCCAGGTGCAGGCGAGCAGCACCGCCGACACCAAGATCGGGTGGGACAATCTGCTGCACACCGGCACGTCCGGCGCGGCGGCGGACACCTTGGGAATCGAGGCGCTCTACTATGGCTCAAAGGGGAACAACCTCTCCTACGCCATCGAGGACGCCTCGGACGGGAGCTCCGAGAGGTTCGATCTCGTCATTTATCTCTCCAGCACCATCGAGGAGAGATATCGCAACATGACCATGGACTCCACGAACACCGAGAAGTACGCGGTCAACGCGATCAACCTCAAGGCGGGCAAGTCGCTCTGGATTCGGGTCACCGATGAAGGCGCGGCGGGCAGCACAGCCCAGCGGCGCCCGGCCAACGCCACGGCGACCAGCCTCACCGGCGGCGACGACGGTCTCACCGACCTGGCCGTCGCCGACTACACCGGAACCGCGGCCTTGCAAACGGGTCTGCATTCGTTCACGGTGCTCCGCGAGGGCGATGTCCTCATCTGCCCCGATCAGACAGGCTCGACGATGCAGAACGCCTGCATCGACTACTGCGCGACCACGCGTAAGGGCCTGATGGTCTTCATCCCGGTGGCCCCGGTGAGCTCGGACTCCGAGGGCGCTGTCACGGCGGCTCAGTCCTTGACCGCCAGCGAGAGCGCGACGGCGATGCTATGGCCGTGGATCAAGGTCCCGAACCCGGACAAGGACGTCTACGGGCAGGGGGACACCATCACCATCTCGCCGGACAGCTCGCTGTGCGGCAGGATGGCCAAGAACAGCCAGGACGACACCCGCAAGAAGATGTGGCGTCAGCCTGGCAATGAGGTCTACGGCTTGCTCGACGGAGCCTCGGGCCTCGAGACCAACGAGGTGATCGAGCCGGACGTGCAGGACTACGTCACGGACAACGGCATCAACCCGGTCGTCGCGGGCATCCGTTGGACCGACAACCGCTACGGCGTCTGGGTCAACGATGTCCAGGCGCTTCTGCGGACCGGCAACTTCAAGTCGGTCGGCAACATCCGGGGCGTGGCGTATCTGCGCAAGCAGTTCGAGGCGTTCTTGGATCAGGAGCGGACCCAGACGATGAGCGAGGACTGGAGGCGGCAGATCAAGCGCA